GTCGTTGTAGACGGGCGGGTGACGGGGGACAGAACCGTGCCAGCATCTTCCCAATCTTCGTTGAATACGACGGTGAGCGGGATGTTGGTCGCCAGTTCATACGGCAGGGTCCAAGTGGTCCAATCGTTTCCAGCATCATAGACGCCGGTCAGTTCAACCCGGTTGTCCAGCAGGATGAGGAAGCCAATGTCATCAATCGCGCCTTCCTCGACGGACATAGACATCAGGTGGAACCCATCAGCCCGTTTGATGATGAGATACATGGTCGTGTCAATGAGGTCTCCACCGACGATTTCATTGTCAGCCGAGAGTTCCCACTTCACCCACGCGGATTGAAGTTTCTCATTGCCGGACCAGTAATACTTGTACCCAAACAAGGTCTGCGGCTCGTCAGAGTTCAGCGCAAAGAAGATGTCTGTGTTGGGGGAACCGATGAGTTTGTGGACACCGCTCGGGATGAGCTTCGGAACGTGAGCGGTGATGTCCGCCGCGTCGTTGGTGACAGTATCTTCCTGCATGAAATACTCCATGATACCGTCATAATTCCCACGCGGATTTACAAAGTAGACGTTTGGTCCCTGACCGATGGGCTTGCACCGTGACGAACAAGCGAACTCAGTTGTCTGGTCAATCTTGATGTCATTCGGTGTTAGCATGGTGTCCGACGTAAGCATGAACTGCGTTTGGTCGGAGAACAGGAGCAGGGACTTACTGTACGGAACGGCATGGTTTAGGATGGAGACCTTAACGTGAGATGCCGTGGTATCAATCGGGTCGGTGTCCAGAACGTCAGTCACGGACTCGGGAAAGAAGTTGAAGAACTCCCCCGCCCGAGAGAAGATGACGTTTTCGTCCGAGATGAATCCGAGCCGGTTTCTGAAGAAGAAGATGTCATTGATTCTCCGCCCAACGAAGGACGGAAGGGGGCAAGTGTCATCGTCGCCAACCATACGCTCGTCCCACAGACAGCGTTCCAGCGTGAACGTACCGTCCGGTTCGCGGACCAACTGCATCGGCATGGTGGAATCATCGAACAGGTTGGACTGAGACCAGCCCCGCGATTCCTTCCACACACCCGCCGACGCCCCGTCTTCGGACGTGTATTCAACGTAATAGTCGGTGATGACATCTTTACCGTCACCGAGGACGTTCAGCCTGACCCCGTCCCAACAGTTCGGCGGAAGGTCGGTGTACTTGTCAACGGTGTGCTTCATCCCCTTGATGCCGGTATCCCCGTAGGAGTCCCACACCGCAAAGGTGAAGTCCGTATTGCGAGAAATCTTGAGAACAGACCCCTTGCGATAGACCGTGAAACCGCCGCCGCCAGCCTCAATCAGCGCTTTGAGGTCCGACGCAATCTGGTCGGTACGGTAGGTTGCCGGGCTGTTGGAGTCGCCTGTCGTGACGGTATAGTCCGTGACGCCGAGGGTGACGGTGTACTTGTTACTCTGAACGCCACGCTTCACCCACACGATAGCTTCGTAGGGAGCATCCTCAGGTTCTTCCGCCTCGTCCATAGCGACCTCGACGGTCTTGTTGAGGATGAACGTGTAGTCCGCCACGGTGACAGCCGCGAAGTCCTGACGCGGGTTTGAACTTGACAGGTACGTCAGTCCGTCCGGCGCGTTGACCGTCTTCTCGGTTCCAGCCATATCGTAAACCTTGATGGTCTGGTTGCCGATAAGGACAACATACCGCTCGGACGAATCCCGGTTGTAAAGGTGGACGAAATAGTCCGAGATGCCGGGAGTCGTGTTGAGTTTCTTTATATGCTTCAGCGGGGGACGGTTCGTCATCCCCTCAACGAGCGAAGGGAACACGTTGACCGCGTCAGCCACCTGAGAGGGTAGTCTGTTCGCCGCCGCCTGTTGGGAGATTCCGTTGTGAAAGCCGGGAATCCCTCTGCTGATTCTGTTCGACATTTTAATGAAGTCCTTTTAATGAAGTGAACTAGAAGTTCTATCTCCGAAGTCCGGGATTGTTCATGAGGATGTTGTACTTCGCCGTGTCACCCTCATATTCCTCAAAGACGCGCCGGGCTTCCTTCTCGTCCGCTTCAGTCCAAGTGCAGACGGAATCCGCGCCGAGAACTTTCTGTGCAAACCGGCGGGATGCTTTGAGGGCGATGTAGTTACGAGCCGTTTCCGGCAGGTCGGTCCACGCAAGGAACGTGACCGTGTCGAGCTTTAAGCTCTGCGTGAAGACGAACGTCTTGTTTCGGCGGTCATAGAGCTTCTGACCACGCAAACAAATGTCTGAACCCCAAGACCCGCGATAGGTTGGGGTCACGCGCAGGATGTTCGCGCCGAAAGTGATGTATCCGTCGATGTCCGGTGTATACTCAATATCGGTGTCTGAGTTGAAGTACCATCCTTCCGACTGAACTTCACGGGAAGTTTGCTTGAGGATGAAGTTAGCGATAGCGACATCAGCGACACCGGAATCGTCAAGGGAAGCGACCGGCATGGAGCCGATGCTTTCCAGCATGAAGTTGACAGCGTCGAGTTCAGTAAGAAGGGCGATGTCCATTTTTCTTCCTTTACAAAAAGGGGGACTCAAAGTTTTAACTTCAAGTCCCCCTTCGGTTGGGTTAATGGTTAATGCCGGTTAGCGTGGCTAGACGCAACTAGGGCAGGGCGATTTCCACAGCACCTTCGGGGCGCAGGGAATCATGCCCGACGGCGTACTTCGCCACCATGAGCGTACCCTGATGGGTGATGAGGTATTCCGACTCAAGCGCGAGGTCCATCAGCTTGACCGTACCTGCGGCCTGAGGATGCCACACAACGCCCTTCGTCTTGGTGAAGTTACCACGGTACTTGGTAATACCCGAGTTGATGTTCGTGGACGGGACGTTGTTCGACTTCAGAATCTCGATACCCGCCAGTTCCCACACCTTACCCTTCTGGACGTTGCCGCCGTTGGAGTAGTCGCGGTTGATGACGAGGTCGCTCTGAAGCAGGAGCCAGTACAGCGCGGGCTTGAAAGCCGCGAAGCGGGGCGACTCGGGGACGTTGAGTTCGTCCATCTTCTGACCGGCGCTCATGAGCGCACCGGCGAGGATGTCGGCGTCCGTAGCGAGGTCGGCGTCCGTAACGGACGAACCGGCGCCGGAACCCGTGAAGGTCTCGCTGTCGCGGGACGCGAGGATGATGCATTGCAGGACTTCGCGGTCATACTGGTCCGCGAGGGCGATACCCTGCTCGTTGGTGTAGATGGAGCGGACTTCGTAGTGGTTCATAGCCTCGTCGATAGAAGCGATGAACACAGGCGCAATCAGAAGGCCGTCGATGTCGATAACCTTCTCCGAGTGCTTGATGGACTGCCCATCAATCATCGTGCCGGGAGTATGAAGCGACGCCACAGCCTTCCACGTCAGGGGGAACTGAGCAGATTTCAAAAATGTTCAACGCAGGTCGTTACTCTGCGCCCGTCTTACGACAGCTATACGTTGCCGCATAGGTCAGACTATATCTTCATGCTTGCGTAGGTATGTAATAGCCGCCTGTAATCTCTCAGGACTGTCTTTCATTAAACCGATAGCGGTGTTACAGTTGGTGCAGAGTAATCCACGCACCACTCCCGTCTTGTGGTTATGGTCCACAGCTAACTTCGTGTATCGGGAGCTATTTAGAGTTGACCCACAAATGGCGCACCGACCACCTTGTATGACAAGCATTTCATTATACTTGGTATTACATACGCCGAGGGTTTTGAATCGGTGTTTTTCAATGAGACAGGCTTTACACTCGTGTCGATATTTTCTAATATCTTTACGGTAGTAAAATTCTGAGATGGGTTTTTCAATCCCACACAGGCGACACCTACGACTATGGATTTGCTCCATTGTCGCGTGTCTCCTTTTTCGACCGGACTTCCGGCCTACATAATAGTCGTTACACCTTCCTGCCTTTCGGTCAGGCTTGGCTCGGTATTGTCCCTATGGGAGTTTCACCGAATTTAAGAGATGTTTAATGTCCGGCAAATCTACTTACCGGACGCGATGGTGCGCTCCAGATGCCGACCCTTAACGATGGTCTTCTTCTCATAAGCGGTCAGAACTTCGCCAGCGTAGACTTTAAGGAAAAGCTCTACGGCATCAGCGTTACCGTCCTTGAGGCCAAGCCTTGAAACGGTGTAATCGGGAAGTGCCATTGTTGTTATCTCCTTTAGAGATTATTGAGGTATGGAGTTGTAATGGTCCTGCCCGAGTCTCTGGTTTTCGTTCTCTGAGTTTTCCCGTCCGCAGACAGGGCAAAGAGTCTGGTTGAACCTTGACTCAGTTAGGTGAAGAACGCTCTAAGAGAACGTCCTAAAAGAGTTTGGATGTACGGAGTTTATCCATAACATCCTGACGGTACGCGGGGTCCGTCTGATAGCGCGGGTCGCTCATTGCCTGAGTGACCTCTGCATAGGACCGGAATCCACCGACAGCCGGGGAGCCGCCCTTATCCCCACGAGTGAGGTTCGGGTCTTTGCCGTTGGCGGCTTCGTACTTGGCTTTGATTCCGGCGACCGCAAGTTTCACCTGCGGGATATTGCCGTTCTCACAGACGTTGTTAAACGCCGTAATTTCCTCTTGGGAGAGGTTCGTCTTTGCCCACGTTAGAATCTGAGTGTAGGCTTCCGCTCCACCGACGCTCGACTGAACGTCTGCGACGAAGGAGTTGGCGAGGGACTTCTGGCCCTCAATATACGCATCAACTATCGCCTTCGGAAGACCCATGCCTTCCAGTTCCTTGTACGATGCTTCGCTGAGTTGCCCGGTCTGAGCGAACTCGTTGTTGTACTTGGACACGTCGAGGTTGCCGACCATTACTTTACCAGACTCGTCAATCTTGAGTTGACCTGCCGGGGTCTGCTGGTTCGCCGGGGGCGTCTGCTGGCCTTGCTTGACCTTCGTATACTCACGCTCAAGTTCCTGATAGGACTTGGCGAGGTCTTCTGGGGTCTTGAACTTCTCAGGAAGCCATGCCGGGCGATTGGGGTCGGGTGCGTTGTTCTGCTGTTGCTGATTGTTGGGATTATCCTGCTGGTTGAGAGCAGGGTCCGGCGTGGGGTCGCCTTTAACA